ATCTTTGTGCGAAATAACAAAGATGTTCGTATTGTCTGGTAACGTATGCAATATTTGCAACAACGATTCTGTACCGTTCGCGTCTAGGCTTGAATCAAACACTTCATCAAGTAATAAGATATTTGTGTTGATACTATTCTTCATCTTGGCAATTGCGCGCCAAGTAAACAATAGCGACAAGTCGATCTTTTGCTTTTCACCTTCAGAGAAGTTTTCATAACTGAAATCGTCGCGATGTCGCGACTTAATACTCTCTTTAAATTCTTCATCAATCTCGAAATTAACAAAGAAGTTCATAGACGCGAGATACTTGTTTACAAGTTTATTGATGATCGGCAAGTATTGCTTTACAATCTTCGCTTTGATGCCGCTATCTTTCAAGAGATAAGCCGCAACGTCAATATACTTTTTACGATCAATCAGCGTCGCTTTGTTCGTTTGCAATTGCGTCAACTTATCATATAGTTCTTGCGAGATATTCATCATGTCGTCGCTCAAGACTTTCTTACCCTTCAGGTCTTCTATTTCTTTCTCAAGTTTCTTAACATATTTCTGAATCTGAGTATAGGACGCATTAATCCTTGTAATCTCGGACTGGTGAGAAAGTATGTTCTTATTGACCGCTTCAATGTTATTGATTCGACGTAAAACGGCATCTTGTTCTTCCTTTAGTTTTTTCATACCTTCCGAGAACTCATTCATCTTGCTCGTGTACTGCTCAACCTTCTCTTCTTTATTATTGATTGATTGATCGCAAGTCGGACAAGTATCGTTATTATTGAAGAAGTCTATATCCTTCTGTAACTTGGTAATGTTATTGTCTATCTTGGCTTCAAACTGAGATAGTTTTTTGTTTTTGTCTTTTACTTTCTTTTCATCAGTAATCGTTTTGAGTAAAGTGTCGACATGTTTTTGAATTAATGCCGAATCGTTTTGCAGTTTTTCCAACTGCTCTTGATTCTCTTTCAATTCTTGTTCTTTCACATCAATCTGATCTTGATTGTTCTTTTTTGCTTCCTCAATATACTTCTTTTGCATTTCAATCTGAGCAACGGTACTATCAATATCAGACTTGAGTTTTGTTGCTTCATTTTTCAAAGTTGCATTGCGTTCTTTCACAACCTGATTCATTGCGGAGAAGATTTGAATATCGAGCAGGTCTTCGATAATTGCACGACGATCGGCAGCAGACAACTGCATGAAAGGAACGAATGACGAACTACCAAGAATTACGATCTGTGTGAATGCTTTGTAATTAAACTTGAGGATATGTTTTTCAAGATAATCTTGATAGTCTTTAGATTTTGCGTCCTGATCTACTAGATCGCCGTCACAGTAGATTTCAAACACATTAGGTTTCAATCCACGAACAATCTTATAGTCTTTCGACAAAGACTTAAATTCAACTTCAACTACGCAGTCGCGACCGTTGACTGAATTGATGATTTGAGGCTTGTTAATATTTCTGAAAGGCTTACCGAACAACGCAAATGTGATTGCGTCAAGAATGGTCGATTTACCTGCGCCATTCTCGCCGATGATAAGTGTGTGTTCTTCTTTCTGTAAATTGATTTCGGTAAAGATATTACCAGCAGAAAGAAAGTTCTTATAACGAATAGTTTTAAATGTAGTCATGCAGCTGAAGTTTCTAGAGATTGAGCCTCAAAGTATATCTCTTTCATGAGATTTTTTAAAGTATTTTTGTCAACTTCTAGTTCAAGTGTTTCAATGTACTTGTCCAAGATTGTAGAGGTATCGTCTGCTTGATCAATTACGTCATCGTCGGATATTTCAGAATAGTCTGTAAAATCCTCTACGACTGTAACGTCTAGCGGAACTGCTTGGTAAAGAGCGTCTAAGAACATCTCATATAGAATATGATTTGTTTTATTCACCACAACAACCTTTACGATACGATTGTTGTATTGCGCATAATTCTTATTCTTGACGCTTTCAAGATCTTCTTTAGTTTCATCGTACAGAATCTTATAGAACATTCTGTATGGGTTTTCGATAAACTCTAACTCTCGCGTTTCAGTATCAAAGATATGAAAGCCACGAGGATCATTATAGTCAGCCCAAGTCATTTCACCTGGAGTGCCGACGTAAAATATCGTACCATCGCTGCTCTTGTGATGAAAGTGTCCAGTCAGAACAATCTCATATTTCAAGAGCATGCCGCGATCAATACCTTCATGGCATACATTACCGCGATCCATCTCAAAGCCAGCAATTTCAAAGTGACCGAAACAGATTTGTGATTTGGTATTCTTTAGATACTCGGCAATTTCAGCCTCGTTCTCTTTACAGATCCACGGAATCAAATCAATCGAAACACCGTCAACGTCTAACGTCTTGGCTTCGGTGTGAACCGTGATGCTCTTATACCCTTCAAGCAACAAGGCAGAAGAATTAACTTCAAGCGTGTTACGATAAGAAATATCGTGATTGCCAAGAATGGTATGAAAGACTAAATTATTTGCTTCAATGTGATCGAAGAAATATTTCTTTGAGAGAAACAGTGTGTTGAAATTAATATACTTGCGACGATCAAACAAATCGCCTAGCTGAAAGATATGAGTAATGCCGTGTTCTTTCAAATACGGAAAGAATTGCTTCTCATAAAACTCTTGATACAATTGATGAAACTGTATCGAATCACCACGCATCCCGAAGTGCGTGTCACCAAGTATCGCTATTTTCATTAGTCTCTTGTAATCTTGAGTAGTTTGGTTATTTGTTTTTCAACAACTTCTTTTCTATTTGGCCACTTGATCATAACCTTTTCAGGGTCTTTAGTCAAGTTAGTTAAGAAAGGAAGAATTAACTTTTCAACTTGTAAAAGTCGTTCTTTATATGATGTTTCTACTTGGGTTGCTGCTTCCTCTGCCGCATCCTCAGCCACTCGCTTAATCTCTGAATCAATTTCAGATTCGTCGATAAATGTGAAACCAAAATCTTCTTCTTCAATTGCCATTTTAGTCCTCGATAAAGTTTTCTAGTGACTTTTTCTTTTTTCGTTTGTTTTTCTTATTCAACTTCGATTCTTCAAAGTTCACGATGAACTCTGAGATATTATCATACATCTCAAACTGTCTGGACACGCCACCACTTTCATCAGGGTCAAACTGATCGTGTTCGTCCAGGATACCGATTTGTTCAGTCGACTTATATTTAACATATAACTGCTTCTTTTCTTTATGAATTCGTCGAATAAAGGCGAAGTAAATGATCTGAGTAAAGTATGCAAACGGATTCTTGGACTTCTTTGGATCAAAGTTATCAAAATACATAATGCAATTTTCGATCGCATCGCCGATCATTTCATCTCTAAACGAATATGACAAAAAGTTAGGTTTGTGTGAAAGATTTTCAGCGATGAGCATCAAACATTTTCCAATATAGTCTGGAATGTTTGGTTTAGGAAGCCCCTCGCGTTTTGCCTTGCGACAAGCCTTTTTGTATTCAGTCAATGCTTTCAAAAAGTCCGCATTGTTTACATAATGATTTTTCTTTGCCATATTGTTTGACCTGTAATAACTTGACAATTATAATAGACTATGTGGTCGGTTGAATGCTATATTAGATACTCTTTAGTGTATCGGTTTATCTTTCTTCAATCTATCCAATAAATCTGAGAAATTTAAGACGTTATCTTCTATAACGGGGGCAGATTTTGTTTTTCTTTTCTTCTGTTTCTGTTTGCTCTTGAGCGTTTCGCTCATCTCTACTTCAGTAACCATATTTGTATAGTATTCGCGAACGTCATCCTGTACGTCTGTGATTAAAAAAATCACGCTCGCATGAAGTTGAATTCCTTTCTGTTGTACTACACCTGTTGGTAGCCATGGGTGTAAGAAGATAATTTGTTTACTTAATTCCAAATCAGTATCAACAATGATCTTCATTGGATGAATAAACATATACTCCAACTCATTCTCTGTTGAAATCTCAGCAATCAAGTCTTCGCCGTTGTTCAATTTAACGAACTTGATATTTTTTTTATCTTTAGCCATTTTTCAATTCTACCTTATAAGTTGAGATTTTAAACTTTTCTTCGTGGTATATCTTTAAACGTTCGGCGAAATGTTTAAGAGTGAAGTTGACATGCTTTTTGTGTCGTAAGTCATCAGATATATCATAAAGAGTTGCTTTATCTTTGTCGTCTCCCAATCTCAAGCCGCGACCGATAGATTGTAGGTTGCGAATCTTAGATTTGCTTGGCGAAGCAAATATAATATTATGTAGGTTACGAATATTAACGCCAGTAGAGTATACGCCATACGACGCTACGATGATGGCATCTTTTTCGGTCTCAACAATTTTACGAATTGCCTCACGATCCAATACGTCAGTACCACCAAAGACAAAAAATACTTTACGGTCTCCGCACTTTTCTGCAATTAACTCGTGCAATGCTTTACCGTGTTTTTCAACGTACTGGAACAATACTAGTGTATTACCATTTAATGAAATAGCCAAGTTTTTTATGAAATTATTTCGTGCAACGTTAGAAACAATAAAGTCCATTTCTTGTTGATAGTCTAACTTACTTACCATCTCACATATATGTTCTGGATACTTTAAGGTTAAGCATTTAATTTCAAAGTCAGATAATTGTTTACGATCAATAAGTTCTTTTGTTGTAATAATTTTAGTGATTGCGCCGAAATACCCCTCTAGTGATAACTTATGGACTTTAGTATCTTTAACTGTACCAGTTGTACCAATACGATACTTGGCATTCACTAAACGAGTCATAATCTTAGACAACGATTTGGCTTCGAAACCATGTGCTTCGTCGCCAATAACAAAATCAAATTGTTCAAAAAACTTTTTCGGCATATCCATAATAGACTGCCAAGTAGAGATAACTAATCTACGTGTGATGAGTTTGTCTTGACCCTGATAAATTTTTTGACAATTATTAGTGGTACTCCAACCATTACCAGTTGAATAATCTTCGAAGTCATTGTACATTTGTTCAACGAGAGAAACAGTTGGTACGATTAGCAAACCACGTTTACATTCGTCTTTCAACAATTTACGCATAATCAAATAAATGATTAACGACTTACCTGACGCAGTAGGCGAAAGCATCAGCATTTTTTGATAGCGAATGGCTTTTGCAAAGCCAGCCAACTGATAATCGCGAACCTCAATAGGTTGATTGCGCGATTGAATATTTAAACTGTCAGCAAATTGTTTTGCTTCTTCTAACGAATATTCTTTGAATACGTCAATTGAATCGTCGTAATCAATAGCGTAATCTTTTTCTTTTGCAAACTCGGTCAAATACCGCACCAAGCCTGAATATAAAAGAGATTTTTTACGATTGAAAAGGTATATCTTACCGTTCCAAATTTTCTTTTTATAAAGGGGACTAAACTGATAGTTCGGCGCGAAGAAAGAAAAATACTCAGCAAGTTCTGCTTTGATATTTTCTTCGCAACTTAAATGAAGATAAACCTCATTTACTTTCTTAACAGTGATATGTATATTAGTGTATATAATCATACCAAAGCATTTTTCAAATTAGCAATAACGTCATTGTCAATAACTAAAAAACTATTCACACGGTTTAATTCTTTTAACGCATCTTCCGAGGCTTTTTTTAATTGTAAATACTTATCCTCAGGAACATATGTGGTGTAAATTTTTGGCGCTTCTGGTGGTATACCATTGAGCGCATCATGTGCGGTTTCATCTGGGTTCATTAATGTGCTCCTTGAATAAACTTTTCCCAGTCCATGAATGCACGCAATTGATAAGTACGAGCGTTTAATTCTTTAAGGACAGAGGAACAAAATGTGATTGATTCTTCGTGTAAAGCAATCTTTGCTGTAATTTTCACCAAGTCTTGATCTGAATCCAAGTAAGTTCCAATATCCGATTTAAGTAGAAACCGAAATGGTTCCCAACCATACTTCTTGAGTTCATCAGCGTCTAGTTTACCGTTGTAATATTCATACTTAATTTTTTTCATTCTTGCATATTCAATATGACACTGTTTAGATGCGAGAGAATGTGCTGAAAGAAGACGCGCATACTTGGCGTGTAAGGTTGGAATTCTTATGATTTCTTTGCCTGGCTCTGTTTGATCTATCTCAGAGTCTTTATCCCACATCTCAATAATTTGATTGAGCGGAATTGCATTCATATATTCACCTGCAAATAATACAACTGGTTGTTATACTATTATACTATACTTTTTCAATTTCGTAAAGAGAATATCCGAAAGAAGCAGTACAAACAACTGGATCTTCTGCGGTTTTTTCAACATCGAAGTCGATTGAACCAATAGCGAGCGGAAAGCAATCTTTGAACTTGACGCGAAGATTTGGATTATTGCGATTTGTATAGATTGTAAGCATAGCATCACTATACTGATTGCCTCTTTGACGACCAGTTGTAACTAATGTTGTACGTTGAGTGTTTTGCAAATTCTGGTACTGTTCGAAATCTTTAGGGAAGGTCAATGCGGTAATCCAGTTGAAAACTTCTATCCATGCTGTATAATTGACGTCAACTAAAAAGTTCACCTCTAAAGTGTTAAATTCAGTTTTATCGCCAGGAACTAGGAATGCAGAAAATGGCGTTTCGACGCGAACAGCGTTGTTTATGATTCCAGGTAAATTTACATTTTTACAAAAGAATGTCATATTAGGTAAGCGATCAAAATTTAATTTGAACTTACTATATTGCGCTATGTCGCGATCGTTTGGTACATAGGATATTGACATCATATCACTCCGTGTGACTACCAATTATTTAGGGTATAAAAAAAGGGGAGCATTTCTGCTCCCCTAATTCGTTTTGCCTTATTATTTTTAGTAAGTTGGCAAATACTTTCTCAACAAATATTACTTCAAGTTTGAGATGATAAACTTGCGGTAGTAAACGTTTGAGTTGTTTGCTAGTCTGCCGAGACCAATCGTGTTTGCTTCAGCGTATGGGTTAGCAACTAGACCATAGCGGGTCTTGAAGCCAATTTTTGGCTGGAAGGTATCTGGATTGATTGCGCGGACCATTTGTAGTGGGACATATGGGCAGTAGAATAGACCAGCGTCATATGCTACAGTACCCTTATAACCAACTACTGCGTAGTCTGCTGTCTGGACAGAATATGGGTCAACATAAACTTTGATACGACCGAATAGTGTACCAGCGAATGTGTTGCCTGTATCGTCAACAGTTAGGCTTACTTGGCTTGCAAGTGCTGAGTTGTAATCGAGAAGACCTGACATTGCGAGGGCTGATGCGACGTCTGATGAGCAGACGACGATATTGCCCTTGCCACGACGGGTGTCTTTAGCAATTTTATTTGCTTCTCTTTCGATTGCATAGATCAAGCCCTTGTACTTCTCAACCTGCCAGCGACCGTCGGTGTCACCACCTGAAGTTGCTAGGTTGAATGTACCTGGTGCACCAGCGAATGCGACGCCTGGAGTTGCTGTACGATAGATCGTACGAACGACTTCGCGGTTGATTTCGGCAAGAATTTCTGTTGAAAGAATATTTGCCAATTCTGTTTCAGCGTCTAGACCATGCACTGCCTTGAGGTCTTGTGCTAGTTCTAGCGTGTACTCTGCCTTCAATGCGCGAGTATTTGCTGTTACAGTTACCTTCTCGATTGAGAAGCCCATTGCGCCCATGTCTGTAGCACCACCAAGATCTTCACCAGTGGCTGTTGGTACACCGCGACCCGTATTGGCAGAACCGAATACTGATGCGCTGTTTGAACCAGGGTTTACTGATGCATCAAATGGTGTGTGAGTGCCTGTACCTGAGAAGTCTGTGTCGGCTTCGTTGTACAATGCTTCACCAGCGTCGTTGCCTAGACCAACGGAACCAAGAAGTGCAGTGTTATTTGCAAACTTGGAACGCATTGCGAAGATCAAACCTGTTGGACCTGTCATTGGCTGAACGCCGCAGATGTCATAAGCCATTAGGTTTGGTAGTGAACGACGGACTAGGCTGACTAGGATTGGATCATAACCAGCGGTTGCGCCGCCAGCTGATGATGCAGTCGTGTAGCCAGTGATATTTGCTGGTGCCGTTTCGTTGAGGATGCGTGACTCTTCAGCCATTGCGCGTTCTTGGTTCTCAAGAACGACGGCTGTAACAGCACGACGGTATGGATCATCAATCTTTGGTAGATCTGGGTGATCTAGGACTGGTGACCACTTCGTTTGTAGTTGTTCAGATAGAAACATTTTTTATTTACTCCTAAAATTAACGAGGTAGAGTTTTACCAATTGAACGTACATAACGCTCCATTAGCGGACTTACCATTGCTGATTCGTCCGTTGCTGGAGCAGGATCAACGCTTTCTACGACAGGCGTAGCAGCAGTTGTTTTCACCTTATTTGAGAAGTACTGCTCACGAATGATGCTTAACTTCTCACTGTATTCACGCTCTGTGGTGAACTCTACACCCTCTGCGAGTGTCTTTACTTTTTCAGCTTGCGTTGCGGTGAGCCCTTCGCAAACTTTAGTAACGATTTGGACTTTCTTTGCTTCATTGACTTCTTTCTTAAGGTCAATGTTGCTGTGAAGAACGTCATTTAACTTTTGCTTCAACTCTTCGTTTTCGTTAGAAATTGCTTCCATAACGTCGAGTTGTTCTTCTGGTAGGCTGATGTTATGCGATTCGAATACAGCCTTAATATCAGCCATAAATTCTTCTGCAATTTCCATCTTCAAGCCAGATGTAACTGCAAGTTTGTTTTCTTCCATCCACTGCTCAACCATATAGTTGAGGTAGCTGTCGACTTGCTCTTCGATCTGTGCTTTTGCTTCTTCGATTGTTTCAGCAGCAGACTGAAGAATTTCCTTCTCCATTTCTTCAACAACATTTACTGCACGAGCAATAACTGCTGCTTCGAA